CGCCGGTGCCGCTTTCCAGTACGCCAGCGACCCACGGCAGGTACAGCGGGAGTAATTCGCGTTTTTTATCCGCTTTACGTTCTTTTGAGCGAATGTCTGATAGCGTCCGGCGGTCTGCGGCCAGCTTGACGAGCATTTGCTCGTAAGCTGAGGCATGTCGCAACGGGGCGTTATCCCGTTGCGATGCCCTGATAGCCGAGACCCGCATCGCGTGACGCTGTGCGGGGGTTGCCATCGGTTACGCCTCCGCGCCGTCAGTGGTTTTGGTTTCAGCCGGTGCAGTGCCGGTCAGAGACTGCATCGCCTTGACCATCTCCGCCGCAAAGACTTCCGCACTCACGGGCGCCGTGGTGGCGGTTTCTTCAGGCTCGAGGATCTCGATATTTTCAATCAGACACCCTGCCTCGTAGTCCTCGATGACGAAATCGACTTTGACCTGTTCGTAGTTCTCCACCTGATCCAGTTTCGGATTCTCGACGATATGGCGGCGGTGGCCGTCTTCGTACAGATAAATCGAAATGTTATCGAGCGTGGTGATAAAAACGCTGTTGGCCGGGAAGAACGGCGCACGCACCGCCTGAAGCTGACCGATGGTTTTCTGGCTGATAATCAGCTCACCGGCGAGCTGTTCGCTGTTCGCCTGGAATTTGTTAATCATCGGGAAGTATTTGTCGGTCAGGATACGGCGACCACAGATAACCACCATTTCCGGGTTTTCGCGGTGAATTTCCGCGACCAGAGACTCGAAGCCATCCATCACCAGCGCGTCGAGGTTGGCGTAATGACCGCCTTTCCCCACCTTGATGGTATTGGAAATCACGGTGCCGTCATCGTCGGTGATGGCCGACATCACACGCTCGGGCGCGTCGTTGCGGTATTTCTGCAACCAGCCGACGGCCACGTCCTGAAGTAACGGGTTTTTGGCACGGTCGGAGGTCGCCGCGCGGCTCACACCGTTAAAACCGATGGTGATGTAGTCCAGCGCCTGACGCCTGATGATGGCGTTGCGAATACGGATCTGGAAATCCTGAAAACGCGCCCACAGGTCGAGCTTGTTGTACTTCAGGTGATAGTCAAAGTTCACCGGGTGGCAGAAATAGCGGTACGCATCGAGCTTCGCGAAATCAGCGGTTTTACGCTCGACACCGCCGTCAGTGTCAGCGGTGCTGGCAATGGAGCCGGTCACATCGATACCGACTTTCTCCTCGGTCAGCTCGGAAACGGTCACCATGTTGATGAGCTTCAGGAAGCTGGACGACTGCTGAATTTTGTCAAACAGGGTCTGCGTCACCGACGGCTCGACGGTGAATTTTTTGTTGAGATCGCTGACCGCGATGCCGTTCAGTTCGGCGATACGGCTCAGGTACTGATTGAATTTAAAACGGGTGTCTTTACGCATGGGTTTTGTATTCCTTCGGGTTTATCAGGGGTTAGCAGTCGGTCAGCGTGGAGCCTGCCGAATCACCGTCGCCACCGGCGCTTAACTTGCGACGCGGTTGCGTCTTGTCTTCGGTGTTTTCCAGCGTGATTTTGATGGTGCTGAATTGCTGCGAGGTGGCTGCGGCCTGTTCGGTCAGCGCCTTTTTGACGTCGGCGAGCTCGGTTTCAAGCTGGCTGAAACGTACCCCGGCGCTTTCGCCGCTGGTCTGTACCTGCTCGGCGATGGCGGTCACGGCTTCGTGCACGTCACCGAATCGCGCGTCGTCGCTGGCCTGTTTGCGGCTGAAGATGCTTTTTACGGTGTCGCTCAGACGGGTGATGATGGTGTCGGGCTGGTCTTCGAATTCCAGTTCGGCAAGGGTCGCCACAGAGAACAGGTCACCGGGCTGGTCTTTCTTCCCGGCCAGCGGGTTTTGCTGTGCGTTTGAGCAGAATTGCAGGTATTCGGTGCCGAGGCTTGCCGGGTCGTCGGTCACCGCCAGCCCGATGAGGTGGCATTTGCCGGTGTTGGCGAAGTTCGGGCGGATCTCCATCGAGGTGTAAACCTTCTGGCCTTTCGCCACCATCGCGACCAGATTGTCGAGCGGCGCGATTTTACCGAACAGCGCCAGCTTGCCGTTGAGCGCCGAATCGTCGTCGATCACTTCCGCTTTCACTTCCACCACATCGCCATAACGGCAAAACGGGGTGTCAGGAATAACGCTGCGGATATGCTCGAGGTTGATACGACAGCCGTAGACGCGCGGGTCAAAACCGTCGGCCATTTCCTGAATATCGGTTGCACTGATGACGCGACCGTCGCAGGTGTCACCCTCGACGCCGATGCGAAACCATTTCGAAACTTTTTTAGCCATGAGTCAGGTGTCCTGAGTTGGGTTATCGGGTCGGATGTAGTTTCCCGACTCAGCCCCTCGCCAGCCACCGGTTACAGAAGTGCACCCCCTGACACAACAGGGGTTTAGCGATTCATCCCCCCTGAATCTTTAGCCTTGCCGTGTACTCATCACAGTGAGGTTTTATGACCACTACCACCGACACATCACTACTCAGCGACCCGCGACGACAGGCCGCGCTTTTGTTCTGGCAGGGCTATTCCGTGCCACAAATTTCGGAGCAGTTGCAGGTCAAGCGCCCCACGGTGCAGAGCTGGAAACAGCGGGATAAATGGGAAGAGACCGCCCCGTTAAACCGGGTCGAATTCACGCTCGAGGCGCGGCTGATTCAGCTCTACGCTAAGCCTGACCTGACAGCACACGACTTTAAGGTCGCGGATTTTCTGGCACGCCAGATGGAGCGCCTCGCGCGGGTTAACCGCTACGGCCAGACCGGCAACGAAGCGGATTTAAACCCGAAGGTGGCCAACCGCAACAAAGGGGAAAAGAAGAAACCGAAAAAGAACTTTTTCAGCGACGAGGCTATCGAAAAACTCGAAGAGATTTTCCTCGACCAGTCTTTCGACTATCAGCTCGAGTGGTGGCGCGCGGGGCTGGCGCACCGCATCCGGCACATCCTGAAATCGCGTCAGATTGGCGCGACGTTCTACTTTGCGCGTGAAGCGCTGTTGCAGGCGCTGAAGACCGGCCACAACCAGATTTTTTTATCAGCCAGTAAGACGCAGGCCTATGTATTCCGAAAATACATCATCGCCTTTGCCCGACAGGTCGGCGTCGAGCTCACCGGCGACCCGATTGTGCTCGGGAACAACGGCGCGGAGCTGATGTTTCTCGGCACCAATGCCAACACGGCACAGAGCCACAACGGCGACCTGTATGTCGACGAAATTTTCTGGATACCGAATTTTCAGAAGCTGAAGCGCGTCGCCGGTGGCATGTCGTCACAGGAGCACTTGCGCACGACCTATTTCTCGACCCCGTCGTCGCTGGCACACGGTGCCTATCCGTTCTGGTCGGGTGAGCAGTTCAACAAGGGGCGTTCAGACAAGAGCGAGCGCGTCGATATCGATATCAGTCACGCCGCACTGGCGAAGGGCGTCGCCTGTCCTGACGGCCAGTGGCGGCAGATTGTCACCATCGAGGACGCGCTCGCCAAAGGGTGCACCCTGTTTAACATCGATACGCTGAAGCGCGAGAACAGCGTCGATGAGTTCCGCAACCTGTTTATGTGCGAGTTCGTCGACGATAAAGCGTCGGTCTTCCCGTTCGAAGAACTCCAGCGTTGCATGGTCGACAGCCTCGAAAAATGGGAGGACTACCAGCCCTTCGCCGACCGGCCATTCGGTCACCGCCCGGTGTGGATTGGTTACGACCCGTCACTGCGTGGCGACAGCGCCGGTTGCGTCGTCATCGCACCGCCGGTGGTCGCCGGTGGCCGGTTCCGAATCCTCGAGCGTCATCAGTGGAAAGGGATGGATTTTGCCCAACAGGCCGAATCCATTCGCGAGCTCACGCAGAAATACACCGTCGAATACATCGGCATCGATGCGACCGGGCTCGGTCAGGGGGTCTTCCAGCTCGTGCGCTCGTTCTACCCGGCAGCGCGTGAAATCCGCTACACGCCGGAAATGAAAACCGCGATGGTGCTGAAAGCAAAAGACACCATTC